TCGTAACCCTTAACCGTATTCTTACTGTCCACCTTCTCATTGCAATGCGAACAGAAGTACGGTTTGTTCAGTGGCGTGTGACATTTATCGTGAAGACTCTTGAAGTCAATCCGATCGTCGCGAGCCCCGACGTTGAGATAGATGGGAATCGACAAAAGACCAAATTGCAGGGCACCCTTCCAGACTTTAGTTGCCACGATTGTTCTCCCTTCGAATTAAAATACGATGTGTTGTTGTAAAACGGTTTGCCGTTGCCAGTCAACTAAGTAGAAATTGGTATCGGTCAGCCCCCATTTCGAATATTGACGCTCGAAGTATCCTTGTGCGACACCGGCTTCAAGGAATGAGGATTCCAATTCCGCTATCTCTGAGCCCTTATGGACTGACAAGACAGCGAAATTAAATTTCGGCGGCTTGTTGATTCGCTTTGCCGGGATCATTCGGTTCCTCGATCTGAAATGAAAACGGTTCAACTTTCTTATCACCGTCGAACATCGATACGAAGTTCCTTGCTACACTGGGAAGCACGATACGAGTGTCTTGTTCGTTGACACCCACACCCTCAATAAGAATAAAACATGGACCAACCAACGCGGTCGTGAGAATACGTCTAACCGCTAAGGCTATCGGGCATTCGCGGCTGTTGCATGTCTTACCGTTTGCAATGTCTTCGGCTGTGACGGTGATGGTTATCACTTCTGTTTCCTCGCTTTCCGCTGCCGTTTGGCATCATCTTTGGCTTGGCGTTCTTTTTTGGTCAGATGACCGTCCAGTTCTTCGCGCGGAACGTTGCGCCAGTGGCGTTCAGGATGGCGTTTCATCGTATTTCCTTTTCCTTTTTAGTTTGGTTTAATTCTAGTTCCAACACCCTTTCTGCTGGACATGGTTCTGTAACGGAGTGACGTAATTTATTTGCGCTATGGTATCTATCCCATAAAATAAAATGCAGCCTCTTCCGGCGTGATGGCTCTGATAATTTCTTTTTCGTCCGTCATGCCGCATTCTCGCGTTGGTGTTCAAAGGCAAGCTGGTTATCGTGCTTTGTCCAGTGACCCTTCTTGGCGCACTCAGGGCCAAGACCGCGGTGGAGACTGGCTGGAACCGTAAGGGTGCGCCCACAACGAGCGCACTTGCTTTCTTTCATGGCGAAAGCCATTTGTGCCTGCTCCGGCTCTCTGGCTACTACATCCAGAGCATAGCGAATGCGAGTCAGTCGCTTTGGTTCATTCGCCTGTTCGAACTTGTGCCAAAACCTGATCTGGTTATCGTCGGTTAAAAAGCCAACACCTTGAAAACGAAAATTATTTTGACGATCACGCTTCGGCGTGGAGATACCAACTACGGCTTTCCCGTTCCAATCGCTAATACGGATTGTGCGATATTGCCCGTCCGAATACACGATGGAGTAGTGACCAAACGCTAGACGCGGCATCTGGAATCCTTTCTGCGAATCGCCACCTTCTAAACATGGACGGCACTATAGACCCACGTAAAGATAAGTGGCGACTCGCGTACTACGATTATAAAGTTAGAGTCTAAGATTGTCAATACTGTAATACAAAGCGAAAGATACTGGAGAATAGTGTTATTTATTCATCCAGCGTGAGAATGCGTGACGGTTTGGACGTAATAAGCGAAGACAATGCGCTGTCGATTGTGTCGAATCCGTACTTCACGTAGGCGCGTACATCTTCGTCGGAACGCAATAGGTCTGCGTTCGTGTCTTTCAAGAGAGACTTCGCCTTGTCGACCAAGACTTTCAGTTGCCGATCCTCCGTGATGTTGCGCACGTCGAACGTCTCCAGAAATTCGTTGATCTTCTTAAACGAATTCTCTTTAAAAATTTTCGTTTTGCCGTCTTCCCCAGGAGTAAGACGCTCGCGCAGATGCTCAATCATTTCAGCCATGTTCTGGCGAAGCATTTGCTGAATGACCCCGCGTGCCTTTTCCCATGATGCGGCTGTTTTCTGGATTTCTTGTTTCCGGAGTTTTTCGCTCAACTTTTGCCGGCTTGGTGGCATGATTTCCATGAAGCGCCACGTTAACCGGAAGGATTGGCGAATGACGTCCGGTGGCGGATATTGCGACTTGTCAAATAGGTTCTTGAGACGATGCCGTGCCTCTTTGATCAAATCGTCATAGTTATCGACAAGTTTTTTAACCAAGGCATCGCGCTTCTTGGCATATTCGGTCAGCTTGGCATCGACTTCATCAGCCAATGCTTTTGGAAGCAGGTAGATGCCCTTCTTGATCGTGAACGGCAAAGCCAGGCTGTCGATATACCGCCGTACTTCGCCGTCCAGAGAGGTGATGGCTGTCAATTCTTCGGCGTCCCACAGTTTCTTCGAGACTGCTAGCCATTCCTTGTCGGACGTTTTGTTGTCTTCGGTCAATTCAATGTTCTCGGTATCAACCTTGCGGTGATTGCCGATCGCGGAAAAGGTGAGAACGAAGATGACTGTCTTTTCCTCCATTTCCTCGATGCTGGCAATGTGCGCCGGCGGCAGCTTGATTTTCTTGTCCTGCTTCGGCAGTGCTTTTTTGGGTAGTTCTGGTTTCTGGCTCAGCCTCGCTTCGCCTCGCGGCGGACCGGCCGGACCATACTTAGAGCGGATCGTATCCCAGGCACGTTTTGCATTAGCAGAACGCTCTGCATGTGAAAGCGCCATTTTGTTTCCTTTCGTCTTGGATTTTATAACTCGAAATACTTGCGTTGGATTGTCTGCTACCGCGATTCTTGGACGAGTTTTGGTAAAAACTTGAAAGAATTGTCGATTTCCATGAGTGTATCGTTTACGAAGCGTCGCGTCTTACCGTGTAATCGAATGGTGTAATAATTTTCCTTGTACCATGTGTGGATGTCCCAATTCCCATGAGTCGCGCGTCTCGCACCCATCCAATCGGCGATCATTTCGAGTGCGTAACGCTCTGGCATCTGTCTTAAAAAACTTGATTCATGTTCGTAAGTGCACCAATATTCCCAGTGATGAGGATTCAGTTGTTTGTGACGGCGCTGGGCGCGGGCTAACTCTGCGCCATGGATGCCTACGATTTGGCGTAGGCTTTCCATTTAAAGGGATGTAGTTTATCCAAATCGTGAAGAACAAGCTGCAACAAGGGAACGCCGAGGTAAAGACCGACTCGCAGCACAAAAAACTTATGCCGAATCATGTAACTTAAAAATCGATAGTGCTTGCCCATCTAAAATCTCCCGCTTTGGATTTTACTCCGTGGTCCTAGACTAAAACATAATCCGTTTCGATGGTTACTTCGGCGAGAGTTATCGAATCCTTGATGAGGCGCAGGTCGTTGCCAAACGCAATCTTTGGCGTGACATTGTTCTGTTCATCGATCTGGAGGTATCCTTTTCCCATCCACGGTGAACGATGATTATTGCTATAGCGTTCAGGAAGCGTGCGGTAATGTACCCGCGCGCGCAGAAGCGGATCACCCGGAATCGGATGGGCAAAGGCAATATCGATCACCGGTCCGTCCGGCTTGGCGGTTGCCTTGGTATTCACCCGAGCAAGTGTTGATGCAAAATAGCGTGATAATTCGACGATCAATTCATCGTCGGATTTTGTCGGCCAGAGCTGATGATAGTGCGCCAGATAGTAATCGCGCTGTTCTTGTGGAATATCTCCGCGCCAACCCATGTCGACTAAGAGTTTTGATTCACGAATCATCCCGCTTGTTAGATAGCGATAGAACGTTGGCTGGTAGGCTTTTGCCAATTCGCTAAACCTGGTCCAGTTTGTGAACATCGTTTCGGTGGAGGGATCGGCGCTGTCTCCCAAAACAGCACGCGAAAGTTTAATAAAGGAAGCGACATAATGCTCAATTTGCAAGAGACCGCGATTTTCAAAGAGCCAGCGGTCACCGAGATCCTCGAGCCGGAAGCGAAAGAGGGATTCAATGCCCTGCATTTCGAGTTCTTTTTTCAGGCAAAGTAATTGCCGAAGCGCCATAAACTCCAAGATGTCGATTCCCTGATTATCATCTTGCTTTCTGGCGCCCCAGGGAAGATAGAAGGTAATCTTATTGTTGGAACCAGACATTGTGGCGTCAGATTTGTATATTGAACCGGTGGCATTGCGAACCACATCGCGGATTTTTACTTGCGTCTCCGGGGCTGGCAGTGGACCATAGCGGCGTTGCTTTGTGCCGAGGATTGCCGCGACGATCGCTTCAAACCGCACCCGTTGGTTTGTACTGAGTGGAATCTGCGTCTGACAAAAGGTTTCGATTAACCGCGTATACGGCGTCATAGTGCGCTCTCCTAGAATTGGATTGGCTACCATGTTCTGTGGTCCCCTTTGTTTGGATTAAACTATTACTCGCTCGATCAGTGCATCGGCCGTCGCATCAATGATGCGAGAGACCAATAGCGTCGCGGTTATTTGTTGTCCGGCGTGAAAATAGAGCGCAATTCCCATGGCGGCGATTGCCGACAGGAGAAATAACAATTTTGTTTTACGAGACAGCATTTCTTTCTTTTTGTGCTTCGACACGTCTCCGTCCCTCCATTATGTGGAAGTGGTTAGTATCGGGTTGTTGCTTTGGATTTAACGACCAGAGGTTGATTCGAGGCGTTCTAATTCTGCCAATTGTTTCTTGGCGTCGTTTCTGCGTTTCGTGACAAAGTCGATTTCCCGGTCTATTTCGTCGTAAAAGAACTGCCCAACGAAGTACCAGAGCAGTTTTCCGACAAGGTGGCGCATGGTTGACCCTTTCCGAGTAGATTCTTCTTAATCCACCCAACTTCCGCGTTTAAAGCATCGCCCCTGAGCCGGAAACCGGTCATTACGGGTCCGGAAACCGGTGTTAGGTCTACGGTCCAAGTCCCATTGTCCGCAGGCTCTACATGACTCGCACGGCGGGTTTTGGTGTTGCCCTCTTCAAACAATGGTATAAGGGCGTCGTCGTAGATGGTTGTAATGGTGCCGTCTGGCGCGATATCCACGATTAGTTCATCGTTCATTTTGAATCCTTTCGATCGGAGCGACACCGACTTGAGCGATTAATCGGCACGTCCAACAGATGTAGAAAGACGGCGCGGTGCGAACTGGAAATTCCTTAGTCAGAAGATCCAGTTCGCAATTACAAGTCGGGCAGTGACTTTTGGGTGCGGATTGAACGATGTAGGTGCTTTTAGCCACGCGCCTTTACCTGTGCTGGTTGGGCGAGATGCATTTCTGGTGTAGCTGTTTCTTGGAGTTTCTTGCCCAAAGCTTCTTCCAGATCCTTCGTGGCAGCTAAACACGCTTTGCCGCGGAAGCCTTTGGTCGTCACTTGCGCCTGTCCATCCGGCGCGATATCCACGATTATTTCTAACACGATTCACCTCGAGTTTTTTGATTCGGCTTGTGCCGGGCTCAGCTTGCTTTCGTATATTTGAGTTGAACGTGACCATTTGGCAGGCGAGATTGAACCAAGCGATATCCCGGTGGCGATTTCTTTTTGGCGATATTCACTTGGTATCCCTGTTTAAGCAGGTCTCCATTCTTCCCGACTGCGGCTTCCAGACCATAGCCGCCTGAATAGAAATCCCACAGCAATTGAAAGCCGGCGCGACCGTCGCGGCGCTTAACGACTCCCACTTCGTAAGAGCCGCGCTGATAAGCGGGATGGGTTTGAGGCACGCGAATAGCGTGATCGCACTTACCGAGGTCTTCTTCCTTAAATCCGTCCGGCAACGGATAATCGCCGACAGAATGGCCCCACCACTTATACGTCTTTTGACCCTGGACGAGCTCTAGTCCAAGCTCTTGACAAGTCTTAGTAAGCGCGTCCAGGTCTTTTACTTCAATTTCCATAGTAGCTACATGGCTCATTTCATTCCTCCAAACTGAAAATGCGTTTCGATATTATCGTGATTGTAGTTTCCGAAATTTTAACCTGTTCCGGTTGTAATTTCTTTTCGTGTTCTATCCTCTCCCGCTCAGCACGATGTTCCATTTCTTCCTTATGCTGTTGTTGGAGAAGACGCATGCGTTCCTGTTCCTTGATCCGCAAACGTGCTTCCTTTAATTTTAACTCCTTTACATAAGCGATGTGTTCGCAATTTCGTCCGCGCGCTGATTCTGGCGGTAATCCAATCTGTCCACAATCGCACGCCCACGTCCCATCTTCGAATTGCGAAACGTTGGCAATGCGAATTGGCGGATAGCCGATAGGTACTTGCCAGGTCTGGACGCCTATAGCCATGTTGAGGTTAGTCCATAATGATAATGCGGGTCTTTTTCTGTGTAAACGGTGTAATGACCGATGCCGATACGGTGACCGGTTCGGATGTTGGTTGCTGTTTTGAACGCCCTGTCTGCTTAACTGTCGGTTGTGGCGTCTGTGTATGTGCAAACACTTCCGGTTCTTCGTTTTGGACACCAAGGATGTGTTTGCATGGACCGCGAGGTCTTGCTTTCTGAAAGATCCAGCCGCCACAAGCGCAGGCCCAGGAATGATCATCGTACAATGTCACCTTGTACGATTTAGACGAGTCTGTGTGGCTGGCTACATCCCATTGCATTAATTTGTTTTTTGCCATTTCAGTTCACGTCTTCCTTGCTGAATTTACGGGTTGATTTGCCGGGGATGATCGCACCAACGACGACAATGCCTTCCTGCTTTTCTTCTTCGATTGTCTTTGGCGCTTCATAGTTACCGGAAGTGGAAGCAGAAATGTAATTACCATCCGCTTCTCGACGCAACGCTTCCAATTGCTTTGCCTTGCTTTTGGCAATCGGAACAATGTACTTCGCCGCTTCGATCAGTGTGCGATTGAAATCGTGTGCCATTTCACAGCACGCTTGGATTTCTGAACCGGTCCAGAGACGATCATCGGGTTTCTTCTGCTTGGGCAAATTAAATTTGCCCATGTGGATTCCCCAAATCACATCGCGCTCTTTACTGCTTGGCAAATCGAAAAAGAATTTGCCAAACTTGAACCGCCGTAACAGTTCCGGTGGAAGGTTGTCGATATTGTTGCAGGTCGCAATAAAGAAAGCACGTTCCTGCGAGACCGCTTCGACAACTTTAAGGGCAAGCCGGATATTCGCGTTACTTTCGCCAACGAGCGATCCTTTCATATCGCCCAAGTTCATCTGAATAACAGGAATGCCGGCTTCATTCCCGACAGCTTTTGCAATTTCGGTTTTGCCGACGCCACCAGGACCCAATAGCAAGATGCCTTTGGCTTTCTTGTCCTGCATGAAGGTTAACTGCGCTTTGAGCATTTCTTGTGTAACACCGCTTAGGTCGGAACCCGATCCGGCCATATCCTTGTCGATTTCGTCTTGAAAGACGAATGCTGCCGGACGGTTTGGGTTAGTATCCTTGATAACTTCATTCAAAAATGATTTGATGTTTTCCAAACCACCGATATCCGAAAATCTTTCTCCGCCGCGCCAAACCGCAAGACCTGGTGTTTGTTCGATTTGCTTGCGCTTGCGCTCATACATTGAATCAATATCGAGGCCGTTGCGCGTAATCGACATTGCCGTTACTTGATCCGCCGGAAACGCCGACAAACCAGCAAGTGCATCGACGGCACGTTTCAGGACTTCCTCTGTCGGTTCATTGGCACCGGCATCTTTATGCATCTGTGTAACGATTGCCGCCAACTGGTCACGATTCGGAAGCGGTTCATCTAAAACCAGGACGTCATTAGCCAGTTCTGGTGGAAGTGTAATGTCGGGGCAGAGAAACACTACCGTTGCCCCGCGCTCCTTGACCGCATCACGTAAATTCCAGATCGCCTGAATGAATGTTGGGTCGGCCGTATTACCGCCGAGGAATCGCTGAGGATTAATCATATAAAGGACGCCAAACTTGGCAAGTCTGCGCCATGCCCGGATCAAAACTTCAGTCGGGTTGCAAAGGATGTTCGGTTCTTCTCCCTTATTCCGGTCGATCCACGTCTGCACGTTCAACTCACCTGGCGACGGCTGAGTCTTATCGTTTACAATCTTTGGAAAAAGATTCAGTCCAACAGCACCGTTGACGACATCCCATACGATTAACGGCGTCTCGTTTCGTTTGTTCTTTTTATCGATATCCAAAACAATCAGAGCCGTCTGTTTGATTGTGGATGATGGGTCTGGCGTTCGAATCACGATCAGCGGAGTACTAACCTTACGTGCCGCTGCGAATTGCTCGATAAATGATTTTGCCATTTCCAGCTTCTCCTTCGTTTTTGGATTTCAAACTGGTTTTATATGCGATGCATGTACGCGCCAAAGTTCTGGCTCGCTGCCAAACAACGGTTTTACGGAGACTGTTACTGTCGTTTGGTTGATTTTTGTTATCGTGCCTCCAATTTTTGCGCCGCGGCGGCCGGTAAAATACACATTTTGGCCGATAGAAAGTTTGGTGATTGCATGAGCGTTTTGTTCATTGCTCTTTAATAGAAATCTCTCATGGAGCAAACCACTCATTTCCTTCAAATCTTCTTTGGTGGCCGAAGCAATGAGTCGTTCAAATATGCTTCTGGTCTTGCCGTCCACAATGCCTCCTTAAAAGTATCGGCGGGTGAGAACCAGCCAGATTGCTCACCCGCCGTTGTCCTATTTGATTAAGCGTAATTTTCCGCAGGGAACTGTCTTCAAGTACGCCCTTTACCGGTGACCGGTACGATCCGGGCGCATAGGCTCAACCTCCTTTCTGTAAAACTTCCATATTAAACTGTTTCCAAAACTCCAATTGCGTTGTGGCAATCTGTTTTTCTTCGAGGCTCAACTTCATATCACGCAACACGCCCTCGAGTCTATTGATTTCATGCTGGCGCTGTTCGGTCGTCCATGCTGTCCAGCGAGCATAGCCACGAATAAATGCCAGCGCCTGTTCAACGAGTTTATCTGCTTCATGTGTCCCCAAAACGCCCGGTTCCTTTCCGTCCCAACCAAGCTGTCGCGCCTTGTTTAAGATGAAACGCTGGGTTGAAAAATCACCGTTTAAATCTTTAAGAGCTCCGTCCAACGTCATTGACCAGATCGGTGTCAAGAGCACCTTCGCTTTGTCGTAAACATTTTTGAGAATAGCTTTCTCGTTGTCGCCCTGTAGAGCGATTGCCCTGTTTCCGGTAAACCAATCAAGGTACGCTCGCGCTAAATCCCCGTCATTTGCGTAGTCACTTGGATTTGGTGCATTACGCAAAGCGTCTTCCAATGGATTTACGTTGTTAAATTTAATACCTTTCGCGCCACATTCTCCGCAAACTGGCTTCCAATCACGTACAAATGAATTCACGTTGTCTTCGTTTTCATGCCCATTGGGGCATGTCCATTTCATGACCTGTGACATGTCTTTATCCTTTCGAAGCCTCCAATTGAAGGATTTATCCCTTTGGTGCCGCAAGATAATTTTTCAAAGCAAGAATAAGTGACGCAACCTGCGCCTCAGAAAGATAAGCGCAATGGTAATCGAACTCGCTACCGATTTGAAGCAACATTACACCGTCGCCCAATGATTCATCTGCCGCGCTCACGTTTATGCGTGTGGCTTCGGTCGTAGCGACCGAGGCAAAGAAGTCTTGTCGTGTTATTTTTGCATAGCCAATCTGTTTCGCAGCCAGTCTGGCCGCTCTATTAAACTGCGCCGTTGTACATTTCGAGAAGTCGAGACCGTTTAATGACATGCGTTCTTGAATGGTTTCGGCGGCAGAAATATCGACATTAAGCAATTCTGAAATTTGTTCCGTGGCGCGATTCACGCTACCCTCCGCAAGCAATTTGTGGCACAAGTTACCGATCGTTGTCTCAAACCGCTGATGTTTGCAGCGATTGGCGCGTTGTGATTGACGTACAATGTTTTTATTCTCCACTTCCTCGGCGCGCTCCAAATGACGAAGGATGCGGTTGGCACCATTCTTGGCAGTCATTGGTTGCGCACCGGATAGCTTCATCGCTAATTCAAATCCAGCATTTAAGCGACCATCAGAGATGGAGTTTCCGTCAAGATCCATCGAGTTAAAAGTATCCGCAAGAACTTTGTGATGAATATTAAACATTTATTCCGCCTCCCTAATGTCTACTGCACCGAGAGGAATGTTATTGTCGTCGCACCAACGAACAGCAAGATCAAACCCATCAAAGATCAGTGGTGCGGAAATATTGTTTCCATCTATATCAAAGACGGCATAAAACATATTAATCACGCGCCCTCCCTTCTAAAATCTTTACCGGATTGCTGTCCGGTCGAGCATGACCGCGCATCACGCGAACCCATGCTGCATTGATTTCTTGGCGGTGACGCCAGGGAGATTGAAGGAAACCGGTCGCCACGGATAGCATGACCTGTTTGCGATTGCCGAGTACTCCATATCGCCGGCGCCATTCTTCGATTTGCGAGTCGCCAAGGATGCCTACCACATTCGCTGCTTTTGCTAAATGCTCTGCGAGTCGAATACCAGCATAAATCGCCAGCCGTGTCGCTGCATCCATCTCAGCACGCGGCAACATATCACGGAATTGCGCAGGTGTAGCATCCTGCTGTTCGAAGGACCAATGGTCATCGCGCTTAGGAATAAAGACGGGAACATGATCGGTTTGCCGACTATAAATCGAGCGTGATTTCGAAGACCGCGGAGATGCGGTACCGCGCGCACGGCGTGTTTCCCATGCTTTCAAGGCAGCGGCAGATGACATCGTTAGGCTACTCGCTTTCTGGCGGACCCGCGATGCCTGCCATCCATTTCCGCCCGGAATTTTGCGAAGACCAGTTTTGCGTGGTGTGACTTGTGGCAGGTTTCATGAGCCAACGTGCGGTTCACCGGACGATTGTCCGAGTGATTGTTGTTTTTGTGATGGATGGTGATATCCACCGGAATCGGCGGACAGGTTGCGTTACCAAAATCAACCTTTGCGTCGTAGAGCAAAGGCTTACCACAGAAAAAGCACTTTTCACTCTCAAGGAAATGCCAAAGCAGCTCTCTACTCTTGCCCAGTTCACGGCGAATTGCTTTCGACATCGCCATATCGAACCATCTCCTCTCTAAACGGTCTAAGTAACTGCTTACTTTTTTACGGTCTTACGTATTATAAACTTACTGTTTAACTTTTTCAAGGTCTAAGTAAGGCGAAGGTAAGGCGAAGTTCTGTATTGAAACTACGTATGTAATGGAATAACTTGTCTAGTTACGTCTAATTGCGGACAACCGTCAGGAAGGAACACCCTCTAATATTTTAGTTTGTGCCGTGAGAGCCGCTTCCTTTTCTTTCTTCCAGAATTCTACGATTGCAGGAACTGCCTCGGGACGGGTAAAGCCGGGGTGCGGCCAAAACTCTACTTCGGTATTCATTACCAAGATGCGGAAGTCGTTCGCAAAAAGTTCGGAAATTGAAGCATGCCAGGTTCCGGGACCATAATACTTTGGAGGATTGAATCCGCGAAGCTTGCAGTAATCGCCATATACTGTTTTCTCTGCTTCTTCGTTTCCATCCTTTTCTTTGCGGACGGATTTTGCGATGTATTGTTTAACTACATGTCCATATTCATGAGCAACTAAATAGCGGGTCATTGCCGGATGTGGCGGGATTCGTTTCCCTTGCAAGACGATATAGGGCATCCATGGATATTCCCGGTCTTTCGATTCAACTTTATAGTTATATTCGAATCCAGTGTGACCATTCGTGCGAGACTCATTTTCTCTATGCAACACACAGATGGTTACGTCTCTATCGATTGGAAATGTAGCAACACATCGGTCAGATTCTACCCGGACAACGTCCAGGTTATGTGCATAGCACGGAGTGGGATCAACAACTTCGCTATGTCCGTAGCTTCCTACTGGCAATCTGAAATAGGGTTTACCGTCGAACGGCCAAATCAAATCTTCGGAGCAATGTTCGGTTATCTTAATCTTCATTATTCATTTCTCGCGGATTGTACTGATATTTCTGCTTCAGATTCGAGGGCGGCAACGTGTTCCTGCACCTGGTCGAAACGATTAAATGGAATTCCAATAAGGATCCAGATTTTTTTTGGTGGCGGCATTGTATCAATCGTATCCATTCGTTTGTCGCTAGTAGGATCGGCTAACAGTTCCGCGAGCTCGTCTGGATTCCAGAACTCCGTTAGATCAAGTTCAGAATCTTTAAGAGATTCAACATCCCAGGTTAGATCAACCTCGTTTGTCCTATTGTCGGCTATCGCCAGTCTCTTTGCGCGCTTGTCATTTGCATTTAAATCTGTGCGCTTTACGGCAACAAGCTCATCACCCTGTGTTTCGACAACAATAACTTTTTTATATCCCTGCGATTTTGCTGCATCGAGAGTCTTGTTTCCGCCGAGCGCCACCTGATTCTGATCAACAACAATCGATCTGCCGGCACCAAGCTCTCGAATCGACTTTTCGAGCATGGTTCGGCCGCGCTTATTACCCTTATTGGTATTCTTCTGGTCAGGCTTTATGTCACCGATCGGAATAACGGTCACTTTTGGCGTGTCGCTCATTTTTACCTCGGCGCTCGATCAATACTTGAATCTTCTTCTCGCCGTTGTTTTGCTGTAGCGGTTCGGTAATCTTCACGGACGCATCGAATCGTTTTTGCGGATACACCAAATCGTTTGGCTACAACCGCGGTAGAAAGACCATCAACAAGAAGAAGTTTGATAATTTTTTCTCGGTCAATAGCGTCTAACCGAAAATTGGGGAGTTTGCGCCAGTCTTTATTCCAAGATTCCTTCTCTTGGACCGTTGCTTTAGTCATGTCATAAAAAGGTATGGGGAAGTTTTTGAATTGTCAACAGATAACTATTTCTGCCTTAAAGGTTTAACCTTGCGCTCATAATGGCTCGGTTTTGTTATAAATATTCTGCCGGTGAGACCAAACTGTTCGGAGATATTTCAAGGTGGGTATTTTATTCGTTACTTATAGAAACCAATATATCCCCGTGACAGGATTGATGTGGAAAACACCAACATCCCAATACTTTACCGCGGAGCTCTTTCTTGGCGTCGGCTCTAAATTTTCCCTGTTCTGGGCGCATAATCCACTCACGATATTTCTCAATTACTTGTTCTCGCGTGCCATCTGTTCCAATCTTAAATTGATTACCCCACTTCGAGGGACGACCGATATAGATATCAAACTTCTCTTGCTTGCAATGAACAACCCGCGGAGCGCCAATGCGGCGCAATTCCGCTTTCTGTAAGAGGCGTTTCTCACGTTCATCCACAAATAGGGTTGTCATGTCGATTTCCTGTGAGCATGTTCTTTTGCCGCTTGAGCTAATCGCTCAGGATCGAAATCGAATCCAATGTGACCACTACAGACGTTTGTGTGGCAAACATCACAGATGACCTCAATCCATACGCGACCAGTAACCATACCGGCTCCGTCACTTTGACACCATAGGCGTAGGTTCGTATTAATCATCGCCCTCCTCCCAGATAATATCTTCCTCGCAGATGCCGAGGCGATAATTAAATTTGCGCCACCAGCAAAACTTCCCATCCGGCCAGAAACCCCAATGTCGCCGGCGCGGCCCTTTTAGGATTAAGTTCCAGCTTGGCTTTTTCAGATCACGGATAATAACGCGATGGCGCCACTCTGCGGGCCGGAGCAGGATCGAGCCTGGCTTATGTTGGAGGATGCCAACATCGGTTTGTTCATCATAGCCACCTTTTAGGATTATGCTAACAAAATCCCATGGGTGACAATGAAGGGCCAAATCATAATCGCTGCGGCAGAATTTATGTAGATAGACTCCACCGATTGGCGTAGAGAAAATAATATACCGGATAAGTAAGGGATCGCTATCGGGACCGACAATGCGCTTATGCAGGAATTTGAATCGACCGATTTTCATCGCGCTCTCTAATAATTTTTGCGTATTGCTCTGGCACTTCCCATGAAAATATTCCCTGCCTTCCACGAAGTGGAATCGGCTCAGATAATTCAATTAAATTATCAGGATCGGTCAGCCAAGCATAACGTCCATCAGCATAGTTCCCCCAATGTTCTTCCCGCTCAGAAATCGAGCTCCGCACTTCCTCGGTTCGTCTACAACTAATTAATTTAGAGATACAAACGACCGCACCATACGGCATTGGGCGCGGAAGCCAAATATCTGAATCGATTACCGCCGCATCTTCTCGCGTAATCCGGCGCTTTGCTGCATGAATAGCGATATAACCACGAACCATCGTGGACCAATGACGTGTTTCGTTCACTTTAATCTTGAGGGACATTGCGGTTGCCCATGGCTGCCACAATGAAATACACGGTATCTTCAAAATGGCTCGCTATCTTCCGCGATGAAAACTCGGATATCCACGCCTGGATTCTTCCGGTATCTCTTTGTAATCGTTGCAACTGCAATCTGCGCATCGTCTCTATAGCAAATTCCAGTTAAGGCGTCGCCGATCGACCTAACCAGTTTGTCGTAATCAGGCTTTGTGTCTTTATATGGATTAGTTTTCCGATTACTCTTGGGGCGCTGAAAATAAAAATCGCATTCAAGGATTACAGGGCCGGAATCAACCATTTCAGCTCCAGCTTTTTGCATGGCTTCTTGCGCCATCCAAGCGACTTCTTGCCGCCACGGCTTTAATCTATTACTGACGTCAAGCATGATTGGCTTTCCGGTTCTATAGTTGAGCATTACTTTTTTCGATCCCTGCGGAACTGGAATCCCAAGAACAGAAAATGCAATCATTGCAATATGCCGATACTGCGCGAGTACTCCATGTATTTAAGAACTCTTTCCTTCTTTATGTTAATGCGCCTGTGAATGTCGTCATCATCATCCATGAAATGATGAATTTCGTTGAGCATCGACATGATGCCGAGAACGTCGCAGAACTCACCATATAAACGCTGGAGATTGTCGAGTGGCTGCGCCTGCTGCTTTAAATCCGCTTCTCTTGCCGCGTCTTGTATTTCACGCGGACCAAAGATCTGCGCCTTGATAGCGCGTTGCCCAAGCTCACAACATTCCTCTACTAGCTTGGAAAAAAGATATTCATCTGTTTTCATTTAGTTCTTCTTTCGCGGATCGAAACCAGGCGGCATCGTGTTTCTAATAACCATGGGCGACAGCGCAACGGGAACCAAACGTCGACATTCTGTGCAAAAAAACGCAAATGCCGTTCGGCCGTCAGGAAACTTTATTTCCTCAAAAAATACGTCAACCGGGTCGGCGCTGCAATCCTGATGTGGACAACGCGCTTTTGGTTGTGGTTTTGGGTTCTGTGAGTGCGGAATAACCTCATCGTCCGGAGTTGTTACTACCGCCCCGGACGGAAACGGAACCACATTCTCGGCCGGTGTTTCGGCATGAAACGGGTCATTACATTCCTGCATCTTACCTTCTGTATCTATTAATTTCGGCAATCCCCTCATGCCAGCACACTGAGGACAGCGAGTCTCTGTCATTCGATCTCCTAAAATAGCGTATCGGAAAGTTTAATTTGACCTTGCCCTACAACTTCTACCACCTTACGCGCGACCAAACGGCTTATATATGCGTCACGCGAAGAACGTTTGTATCCGGTTTCTTCATCCAAACCTTCGCGGTCGACCGGAGAATTGCCGTATCGAAGCAAACATTCTAATATTTTCTTTTCACCAAGTGGCAGTTTTCTTAGCCAATAATCACGCAGGTCTTCACCTGATGGTAGTGGTTCGTAGTCAGAACCGAGGGCGTCAACGCCTTCCTGGGTTGGCAGGATAAGTGAACCATTTAAGCGTACATAGGATTTTGTAATCAAACGGCTCACATAAGCATCCCGACTGGAACGTTTATAACCGGTAAGCACCGAAAGCTGATCGCGATCCACACCGTCCGGATATTGGGCAGCGGCTATTAGAATGGCTCGCTCACCGACCGGAATATCGCCATTACCATTAGACGTGGATGGCCGTAAGGCTATATGCGGTCGCTTTGGCTCTGGCGTGACCGTAAAAGGCTCATTTCGCCTTACTTCGACGTTTACCTCCATATCCGACAGAAGTGGCTTTATTTTGGCTATTAGGCGGTCTGCCTCGCGTTTAAAGCGTTCCAACTCCTCAGATCGCTTCCGAAAGCTGTTTTCAGCCATTATCGATATCCTTTTGGCTGTTTCTTCCAGGGCGCGCTTGATTTCGTCGGGTTGAATCGGCGAGTTATCGAAACCAACGGCATTGATCTTAACAAGGACTTTCACAACATCCTCCAGTAATTTTTCAAAGCTGGAGATTTGTTTTTTGAGTTTTAGGGTATCGCCAGAAGACGTAGCCGCTACGGGTATGTGGCGAATCTGTTGTTTAAGATCCGCAATTTCACGGCGCAATTCCTTTTCTGTTCTCGCCTTTTCCTCTGCTGTTTTTGGAAGGTCTGCCAATTTCGGCAAAAGAGCCTTAATCTCGTCCGGCGCCGGCGGAGGCTCAATCGCATATTTCATGGCTTCCTGTCCGTGCGGCGTTGTGATCTCGCCAATTTTTACCAGAATACGCTCGCGCGATATCGCGCGCCCGAGAGCAAAGAAGTTTCCAGGATCGAGCAACTGGATCTCTTTGTAAAATTCAGCCATTTCATCCTTAGGAACACTCAACTCATCTGCCGCGCGTTTCCGGTTAATCGTCTCAAATGTGGGACCGATAAGACGATTTAAGAGCATGCTGCTGGCATCTTTACTGAGTGACGCTAAGCGTTGCGTGGCAAAACAGGGAACGAGCATGCGCTTGCGGCCGCGCGTACAAAGCGCAGTCATGGAATCGATGGCTATCGAATCGCCCTTACCTTTTTCGGGGCAAAACATATGTGCTTCGTCTACGATAACTAAACACGGCTTCCAGAGACTTTTGGGCGTTTCAACTAATCCCTCGAGAAACAACTTCACCCATTCATGGCGCAGGGATGGTTTAAGTTCCGAGATATCGCAGATACAAGACGCATGGAGTTCACGCAGGCGCAGTGCGAGCAATGCAGCGGACCGCGGATGGATTTCTGTCTCGCCACCTTTGCCTGCGGTAGCAAGAACAAAGTCAAACTTCTCCCGCATCGGGGCGAATTCACCCTCAGGATCAATCACGATAATGCGGATTTTATCGAACGCCTGTTCGATGATCCGTTTAAGCAAAACCGTCTTACCGCCGCCAGAATCTGCTGTAACCAACAAGCGCGTGGCGAGCAACGTTGTAATGTCGATCGCCACGTTCTTGTGGTTGTGCTTACCTATAACAATTTGACTCATGTGAGTTAGCTAATAATGTTGACATCCACCCGATCGGAAAGCCACGCCTTGATGGCAGCGGCAGCGCCAATCTTCCAGCGCCCACCATCACCTTCAAAAAGCGCGAGTTGAATATTGTTATTAGGTGTCGTTTTGGCGCGAAAAACAAAGTCAGAAACAGGCTGATCGATTTCCGCGAATGTGCGATATGGGGCTAGGCTGACCATCGGCTTAAGGATCGTTTCTTCCTTAAGTGAAATACCCTTGGTTACAGCTACGCGTTGCGTAAAACCATCGTCTTCATGCTTAGTGACAGCTTCCGCGCTGATCTTTGACGCAATCTGGAGAACATAATCCAAGTCACGTTTAAACGATCCGTCATCGTTCTCGATCTTAACGCGTTGGAAACCCTGTTGTGCGGCAATGATAAAACTTTCCGGATCCATCCATGTTCCGAAATTGAATGACCTGCACTCAGGATATTTGGCGCGAATAAGCACGCGGCGGCGTGCGAATTCGTCCGTCATGATATTAATAAACGCAACTTCGAATGGATTGACAATTTGAACCACAAAAGATTCGCTTTCTTCATTAAGGGAATCTGCGCTGGCTTCAAAAAAGTCAACCAATCCTTGTAACGTTGAGCAAGTCACTTCTGACGGCGAAGGATTCTTGATTAAATGCAATTCGCGGTCAAAGTAGGTCAAACCGTCGATCTCGAATTGATTTGGCTTTGTCTGACCCTGAATGTACTTCAGAAATTCCGTAAGCATCGTTTCCTCACTGAGTTTGTTGGGATATGGACTTCTCTGATCCAAATAGGTTTTCTTGGCGCGGATCGTGCGCAAAGGCTTTAATAACCGCCCCCTGACGCGACAGATACATACTGCCGGCGACCGGTTCAATGGATGGAATCTTTGATTTTGTGGTTAGCGTGATAATGGCACCGGACCGATCAGGAAACGGATTGAACTCAAATTCAAGGGTCAGTGTCCGCTTCTTTTCTGCATCCGTATTGGGATCATTAATGCTCTTTAAAACCTGCAGAAGTTCGTGCTGAAAACGTTCTTCAACCGAACCGCCACAGATATTATTGAGACTAAGTGTTTCCTTGTAATCCAGACTTACTTCGCCCATCTTTTCCCTCCTCGTTTTTACAATTTTTACATTCCAGATTTTCGTTGATAAAAGGAGTTGTGCTCACGCTGAAACCCATTACAGCACCCAAGTTGACTAACTGCTTAGCGTGTTTAACACAAGCTATCGTGTCGTTCCCTGGCCAGTGGACTACGTACATCGTTTCGCCGCTCATTTCCTTTTTGTCCTAACCGACTCTTTTGATTTCGGATGGACTTCGATTCCACCAACAATCGATACAGCATCCTTTCCGAGCCTATCTACAATCGGTTTGATCTTTTTTTCGTCCGGTGAGAGAAACTCCTTCTTTACAAGTTTTGGATTAGTGATTACAAAGATCCAGCTTCTGCGCAGCGATATGCCAGCCTGCTTTGGAACAGAGCTCTGAACCATTATTGGAGGCGGCGGTGCAGATGCGGCTTGTTCAAGGACGATATCGGCCGCTTCATGCTCGCCGGCTGCGGCCAATTCGGCAGCCTCTGTCATGGCTTGCGCTTCCTGCGCTTCTTTGGCGAGCCGTTGTTCTTCATCACGGCGTTCCTGATCTTCCTTTTCGCATTTCTGACGCCAAGCCTCTCGGCGCTCCTGTAGAAGGAGGTCGGCCTGTTCGTAAGGGCGCAACAGAATTGAACGTATTCCGGTGAGGAACTTGTGAACCTTATTGGCCGCTTCGATCGGTTCATCTATGCCGCGCTTTACCTCATTCTTCCTAGTGGCAATGATAGTCATGAGTGAACCACTCGCCTCATAATCATCATTTGAATTGATCTGTAAATCCTTCGCTTGTGCGAGCGCAACCAGCGATTCAGATAGCGACTTTTGGATCTTCCCGGCGTCATACGTCGGCGCCATTGGCGGCGCTTCTGGTATAGCGACCAAATCTTTCTGTTCTGTATCTGTAGTCATTAACGTCCCTGTCCGGCGGTCATTGTCTTGTCTGGTTCTATAGTTTGGGTGGCGACAACATTACCAACTGTAATTGCGTTACGAATTTCCGACAGGAACCCTTGTATCGCATTCGGAGAATGCGGCAAAAGAATGGTGTTGCTGTGATTGCTGCCGGCAATTTTTGCCAGAGTGTCAAAGTATTGTGTCAATACAACCATTGCCACCGCATCTTGCGGGTCAGAGTGGGTGGCATTAGCAAGATCCTCTACCGACTTGCGCAAACCCTCGATAATCGCTTGGCGTTCTCCAGCGATACCTTCACCCTGTAGAATTTTCGACTGTTTCTCCGCTTCTGCTTCCGCTACTAATTTGATCCGGTTTGCTTCACCTTGAGCCTTTGCAGCTTGCTGGCTCCGCTGCGCCGCCTGAACGGCATTCATTGCTTCCTTAACATCAACACTTGGAATTACGTCTTTTATGAGCGTCTTGACGACCTCGTAGCCATAGTTTTCCATTTGATCGTTCAACGCCTTCGTAATATCGCCTCCCACTTGCGACTGTTGAGAATAGACTTCATCGAGGTTCAGCGACGGCAAATGTCCAAGAATCGTGTTGTATGCAAGCGACGCCATTTGCTTTGTTGGTTCGGATATGTTGTAAAAAGCCTCCATTGCTTTGGCCGGAAGAATCTTGTACTGAATGGACAGCGGCATTGAGATAAAAGTACCATCCTTCGTTTTTGCCTCAACGTTTGTATCGAACTGTTGAACCTTAAGACTTAACCTGGCAACAACTTTATCAGTGAATGGATTTTTGAAGTTTAGTCCGGATGTGGCTACACACTTGAACTTTCCGAAGCGCTGGACAATTGCCGCACTCGCCTGCTCAACAGTAAAGAAACTATTGAATGCGACAATCAAAACAAAGATGCAAAGGATAGCCAATCCGAATAAACCGAAAATTCCAGTAGCGCTCATATCTTCTCCTTAGAGTCCTTTAAGGCTCATACTGTGATTCATTTTCCAGGTTGTGATGTGTAAAGCAGACCCAAAGACACTATAATCATGTTTGTCTTCAAAATCTTTTTTCTTGTATGTTCCATTGTCCAAAAGCTGGACGGCAACTCGCCGGCGCTTCATAAACCTACTAATTGGCGATGTTTCTCGGCCATCAAATTCAGGCAATCCAAGCGCATATCCGGCAAGTTGGATCGCAACCCACGGCTGAATAATGACCGTTGTCTTGATATCGATGATGGCTTCATCGTTGTTGAAAAATCCTTCGCGGTCGATCCGCATGCCGTAATGCATTCCGTTGTACGTCGCAAAATGTTGACATTCGATGCGACGCGGCTTAAAGCCAGTATCTTCACGAAACTTAATCCATCCCTCGAGTCGCCACTTGGCATCATCTGGAACCGAATCAAAATCAAGCGTACCTTCATCGTAATAATGCGTTGCCAGATGAACCGAATGCCCAAATCGCGACTTCTTTTCGAGAATGTCTTCACGAATACCATCGTAAGAAACGAGTCCAGAGTGATCAAGGCACCTAGTAACCGCCGGTATCTCAATTGATCCCCGATAGTAACGATGCGTCGCTTCATCAAATGAAAATCTTTCCGTCAAGCAGCAACCTTTGTCTCGTTAGCTGTAGCCAAAAATGACTTTTCGTCGGTTTCGAGTGCCAACTTCTGAGCAATCGCCCAGTCTTCTGCCGGCAAACTGTAGGTGTGCGGCGGGTGAATACAGAAATAGGATTCGATGTTTCGTGTTGATCGATTCAAACGCTCGACTCGCGCACCCGGCCGAACGCGGTAGAGCCGGTCGCCAACCTGTAATTCAAATGCATTGTCCTTTTCGAATTGCTTGTTCTGTTCCTCGGTTAGCAACGAACAGAGCAAAGACCGCGCGCGCTTTCGCGCTTCTTCGCGCTTCTTTTCCTCTTCCGCAATCTTCTGTTTTTCTTCCGGCGTCAATTCACGCGGTACTTTTAAATTGTATGTGCCGGACGCAAATACCCACTGCTCCAGATAGGATTGATAAGAAACGTTTGTCATAACCGTTATGGTTGCGGCCGTTCCTGTCTGGATATATTGAATGTAGGGATCGTAGGTGTAATTCCCCGTCGTGTAGTTACCCATCTGGTAAAGCATCCCAAATTGATTCACGGAACTCATTGTGGCGGCCACCCCTCCGGATCGGACGGGACATACATTTCTTTTGCGACAACGCATTTGTGCCCGCTTTGACTTCCTTCGACATAAGCGTTGCGGAAATAGACACGCCGTCGCTTCGCTGAGCCGGATTCTTTTGGGTCAATGTAAATATGAAATCCTGCCCTATAGCCACCAATAATTCCGGTGTTTACATGACCACCTTTCGCGGTTATCCACTGATCAAGCGGAACCAATTTGGAATCATTTAAGCACATGACCGCGAATTCCGGCTTTGATTTCGAACCGGCAAACTCCTTCCAACCGGTTTCGATTAAAGAGACCGGATCGAGCTTACTGTAATTCTTATCTAGGCACATTTTTCATCCACCAACCATTGCCGGTATTGCCAGAATTCTTTCGGCATCGGGATCAAACGAATCAATTTGCTCACCTTGGTTACCCTTATTATTGACGCGGAAGGTGGCGTAGCCCTTAGACCGAAATTCATTAAACCGCTTACGCGCCGCTTCTACTTGCGACATATCGCCCTTGTCCCACTGGAGGCGTGAATCACCAGTTTGATCGAGTATCGCTAGCGTTCCCATTTATTCGTTCTCCCTTCGGGTTACTGCCGTCCACCCGATTGAATTTCACTAAGGATGGATGCCAATTGAGATTTTTTGAGATCCTTCGGTTCGGAAACCTTGTGGTTTTGTTTGAGGTATTTTGTTACCTCATCCTTCTTCCAGCCGGCAGCAAATGATCTGTCCCAAAAATCCTTAATATCGGCTGGCAGAAGATATGGATCCTTGTCGCCGGTCAAAGTCTGTTCCTGGACCTGGGTCTGTACCTGTGGCTGTATTTCCGGTTCTTTTTGTGGCTGAATATTGATCGTTTCCGGTTCAACTTGGGTCTGTGCTTGTTGTTCCTCTTTATGTTCCGGAACCCGATCAGTCACGCGGCGTACTTCGGTAGGCACGGCTTGATGAATCGCGTCATTACCTTCGATATCGTCTCGTTCTTCGTAACGAGAAACAATTTCGGAGAGCTGTTGGAGTTTGCGACTCTTTGCAGGAAGGCGCTTTGCCAATTTGCGGATTGCGGATATCGTCCAGCCGCTTTCCCAAAAGGTTGTCCACTTATCGCTATTTGGTTGTTTTGAGCAGTTACGGCGCCGACCAATTTCCTCGAAATCAAGGTATTCATAATCGATCGTTCCATCCATGAATTCAATTAGCGCGTATGCTCCGATTGCCGTTGGGCGCTTGCGCTCACCGTTGCCTGGCTGGTGATACAGAATTTTGCGGGGTGCAAGGTGGCGCTGAAAAGTATCGCTCTGATAGACAACTTCTGCCGTAAAGAGTTTAACGTCGCCGGTCTCATATGCTTTTTGGACGTAATACTTATAGGATGGTTGAAACTGCGCCTGGGTGCCGTACTTGATAAGCCAGCCCATTCCAAGCGATGGATGTAGTGGGCAATCCGCCTCGGCGGCTTCAAATGCTGCAAGTAGGACACTGTTGGGATCGCAATCCGCCAGACTGCTTCCCGGTTTGCTGTTGGCAACCGATTTCTGGATAGCGGTCGTCAAACCAATCACAAATCGATTGGCCGCTTCCTCTTTAACCTCGCCTTCGCGCCGGGGGATACGATCCAAAAACTTTTCCTTCTGTCCGCCGATAAACTCGATCATGGTCTTGACTGGTTTGACGATAGATTGTTGCTGTGCGGGAGCGGTCATATTTTCCTCTTTCTTAATTGTCTTTCTATAATCCTCGCTAAATGTGATGACAATGATCTGGACGCCTTCTTCGCATCTCTGATCAACAAGAGTCTTATACTTTCCGGAATATAAACAGATATTCCTTCACGTATCCTCGATGGTATTGGTTCGGAATGGCGTTTAATGTAGGAGCGAATAGTCTGAGAGTCTTTAAACCATTCTCCATGTACGTTCAGTGCCTTAAATTTACGATGAAATCTAGCTTCATCATCTCTAGAACCGGGTACAACACCAAGGAGCTTAGTTTGAAGATTTTCGGCTCGTGCCACGGGATTTGTTGAGAACCCGATTTTAATTAGGTTTCCGCGCTCCGAAAAATAGACCCACGATTTCTTCATTTTTTCGACAATCCAACCCTAATTAATCGCTCAGCCACCTTGGAATTCGACCGCTCCTCTTTCCTGGCTATGGATTCGATTGCTTCCAGCAATTCCACGGGAATGTAGATAGAAAAGGTTACAAATCTCGAACCCTTCTTCGCTTTTTCTTCTGCCATGATTGATGGACGAAATATACAGGAACGCTTTTTTGTGTCAATAGTAAAAATATATTTTTTCTATAGGCTGTGGAAACTACCAACTATTGAAGAAAAACCACCAAGCGGCTAAACCAATTCCGCTTATGCCGACGATAATCAGCGCGACCGCAAGTAGAATTATGGCTAGAATACGCACATAGAGTTGAGTATGTATTCTCATTGCGTAGGAAGGTACATTAAGGCGAAGGAAAAGGGAATACTAATTATTCGCTGGAACGTAGCGGCGTTTTATGTTATAATGGTACCGTAACTTGTAAATAAAGGAGTAACTATGCGCTACGTTTCGTTGTTAGCTGTGCTCTTGATGTTGGGACCAATCGCTTCGGCAAAACCACACTGGTATTCCAGTAAAAGATTTTGGATTGCCCTTGGTATTCAGACTGCGGCAATGTCGGCAGATTACGCGGAATCACAGCATGCATTTCACCATGGCGCTATTGAGGCTGATCCGCTATTTGGTGAACGGCAGCCGAGCTTTGGAAGGATGTTTTCTATCGGATTGCCAATTGAAGTTGGCTATGCTTATGCGGATTACAAATTATCCGTTTCTAAACATAAGCTACTGCGTATTATTTCGCCGGCGCCAACTCTCTATCAGGTCGAAGAACATTCTTATTTGGCGGCAAAGGCAGCCAGTTATTGATTCTGATATTTCTCAACGAAATCTCCGACCTGTGATAGGGCAATCGCTTTTGCTACCATAGCATCGATTGAATTTTGAAGTTCCTTCTCTGCATCCGCCTGCACAAAATTCAAGCTACTATAGCTAATCGACTTCTCCGCTTTATGACCATTACACTCCGCCGTGATCTTCTGACTGTATTTTGTTATTGCCACTATCGTCAGCGTCACCCTGTAATCGTCTTTCGTGACAATCTTCTCTATTTTTTTAGTTTGATCCATATATCCAAACCTCATAAATATCCCATAAAGGAGGTGTATTGACAGAAAATTTTACTTGAACCAAGTTAAGTGGTTGGTTGGGACTCAGAGATATGGTATCGGTCTGTAATGGACGTGAGCCTCCAACAAAACTGTAAATTGTGGTCCATGTATTGCCACCATCGAGACTATATGAAACAGTTCCATCACCACTGTTTGGTCTAACCTGAGAAAGTAGATTTAGCGTTAACGCATTCCACTTCTGCGTGAGAGGAGGAAAGCCGGCGTGAATCCAATTTCTAGGTCCACCAACTGCAATTGTTGCGAATGTAGAAAAATTACCGTCAGCCCATGCGATTAATGTGCCAGACGGTCCCATGGGTTGCCAGGCCGTGCTTATTCCATCATCTTGCAGTAGAGTTGGGGAAATTAATATATTGTTTCCACTTTGCGCGCCTGTTCCGCCATCGGAATTTCCTACAGTTCCCTGCGATGATCCGGCCGTCGCTGTTCTGATACTACCGACAAAAAATCTCCATTGTCCGTCAATGGCATTTTCTTTGATCGTATCGTGCTGATAAATTACAGTGCCTCCCTGAGGAACTGTAATTCCAAGTGGTGGAGGATCATCGAAAAACACATAGATCAAAGTATCGTAAGGTAATCCTGTTATCGATGCGCCGGAAAAGTTAAGATCAGCATAACCGCCAAGTCGCATTGTAAATGGCGCAATTACAATTGTTGCGCTCGATCCACCATCCACACTCGTGAGGGGATTGCTTAGTGGAATGTAACCGGTCCATGCCGGCGATGCTGTATTAAGAGCTCCGCTTTCAAGATCTACCGCACCTGGTCCACTACCGGCAAGAAAGACCGGGAAAATATTGACACTTCCCAGTTGTTGCGTCTGATTTCCAAAAGAATTGAACGAGAGCGCTTGTAGAAATATCGTGCTTCCGACAAGAGATGGATCGTATTGATATGCGATCGATGCTTCATCTAATCTGAGAAACGTATCGTTTGTAGAATGGCTGCTAGCCGACGTTCCCATTAAACCGCGATAAAGTGTTGTCAAATTATAATCGGGTCCGGTTGGTGGCGTTCCTGCTCCAGTAAGGGTAGCTGTTTCATACGAAAGAAATTCATAATTTCCGTTCGTTATTATTACAGATAACGTTACAGGGAAACTCTGGCTTGCTGCCGCGCTAGATACACTTTCTAATGTCGAAAGTGGTGTATTCATGGATACAGAAAGTGTGTTAGTAGTATCGGGATTTGAGCCACCATAGGATGCTAGGTTAGCCGTTAATAGTCCATGCCTTGCAGGTGTGCTTACTTGACCATTTGGGCTTTGTTGTGTAATTAAAGGATTATAAGATGTTGTCGACCAGGCGGCCGCCTGTGGATTTGTAACCGGTGTACTTGAAATTGTTCCTGAATAGTTGGCTGTAAACCCGGCGCTACTTGCTGAAGCCACAGTCACAGATGTCTGATCAAGGATCGTATTGGTATCAAAAAATGTAACAACATCTCCGATCACAACTGCATTAGAACCAGTATTCGTTCCTGTTACAGTAAGGGTTCCGCCGCCGGCAACAACGTTCGTAATTAATACACAAGAATGAACACCGAGTGCCATATAAATTGTGCAACCACCCCAATTCGGTGTATTGCCACTTACAAAAAGATAAAGAATATTGCCAGCATAAAGATTGGCGCGCGAAGGAACTTCGACAATGATAAGATTTGTGTCGCCCGCTGATAATTGTCCAATACCGACCGGCATAGATGGAATAATCGGCTGTTTCGGATAAAGACTTGGATTCCCGGTTGCCCAAGGAAAATCTTCGGCAGTAATCGTTATTCCCTTTTCAGGATCATCAACCATCTTAATAATGCGAGCCGCAGTGTTAGATAGCCCGAGAATTGAATCATTTATTTCGATGATATCCATTGGATCAAGCCAGATAAAAGTGCTCGGAACTCGGAAGATATAAGTGTTGCGAATATAAACATTACGCTGAACCCTCATGTTCGCGGCGAACTGAGCTGCTGGTAATGTGCAAATAAAATCATAAGATTTCGGAGGTTCTAATCTTAAGCCAAATTGCTCAATTGCCGCGTCGTCAGATTCCACACATACGTCGCTGTTGTAATTATTAGTACGAACATTCCATTCAACTTCGACACGGTTATAAGCATCTTGCCATGCGGAACGACTAACCTTGATCGGCGCTTCGGTCTTATCCATTACATAGTCGGAATCTCCGAATGAATACACAGGTTGAGTCGGGGGTGTATATTGAACACCATTGGCAATTGCTGTCGTCGTTCCAAAAGGCATACATTTCATTACGCCTTCAGACCAAAACACACCAACTTGCCCGGCTTCACAAATTTCTCCTATGACTGAGGCGACCGATCTCTGACTCTCAAGGAAAAGGCTTATAAAGAAATTGTTTGCCACCCAAAAATCGTGCGCAATTCCTTGTAGGCTATTATCAATAAATGCTCCTTCAAACCCGATACCAAAGTAAGGATTTGTCAGTAATTGTTGGATGCAATCTGATGGAGAAGCATCTACGATACCATTTCCAAATTGATAAGGTCCGGCAATTTCAAAACTGAAATTTGGAACTTCTGGAGTATATCCAAGATAGAGTCCATTACTTGCTACATATGAAAGTTGTGTATATCCGATAGCTTCGCCAGGGAAATTTGAGCTTAAATATGACCAGGGCGCCTGCCCTTGAGCGCCCTCAAAAAATGTGAGGTTTAGAGTGTTTGGAGCATTGTTATCAATATTTGGATTCTTATAACCATATTGAATTGTTACTCCCTGTCCGGCGTCGCCAGGATTGAATAGATACTTTCCGCTATTTGGATTGTATTCTCCAATTGAAGGACTACCACTGGTCGGCGTTAACGGCACTCCAGATGGATAATACGATACACCGAAATCAGCATAATAATAAGGTTGATTATCTACCGTTATTTGATATGGCGGCAAGAATGGAACAATCGAAACCTCTTCGTTTATATTATTATATCTATAATAAGAATATGTGATTGTTATCTCTGACCCTGTATCTGCTGAGTTGAATGTATACGTTCCCGTAGTAGGGTCAATATGGTATTGTCCGGGTCCTGGAGATGTTGAGACACGACTAAATGGGACTCGCTGCGTTCCGGAATACGTAATGGATCCAGGCGAGCCATAATCATTAACGGTGACACTATATGGCGAAGATTTCCCAGTTCCCTGGTCTTGCGCGAAAAGAGCTGCTTGGGATACCGTATAATTGTAAGAAGGTCCGGTAACTGTATATGTTTCCGATACATTTTGAACGACGAACTTACCCGTACTATCCCAAACACTTAGAAGATTTATACATTGACCGTAGCAAAGAATGGCAATAATCGACGCAGAATATACGTATTGCGTTCCAGACTTTCCTAGGCCGGACCCACCTGGTTGACTTGCCTTCTTTGATGAAAAGGCGCCGTACCATACGAGCGTGGAAGCTATTCGGCGCTGACCAATAAGGATAGGAATGGCTTTACCAAGGATTGCTTGGTTTGTGAAAATGTGGTTGTATCGCGTTGAAACATATTGCTGTCTTTGTGTTAACAATCCCATTTTAAATCCACCTGCGCAATCTAAAAAACCTGCGTTTTCTTCCCTTTAAAAATCCTTCATTGGTACCATGCGATCCGGTAACGCCGATTCCTTTTACGGTATGAATAACAAAATTCGGCCAGTCTACAACGATTGCTCCGTGCGTATAACTCCAAGCTACTTTATAGAGAACGAAATCTGCGGCTTTAACATCTTCCTCTTTGATCTCATCTGTAAATCTCAACATCATTTCCAGATATTGTTTATCTTCGTACCCTTTGCGCAACCATTGCTGTGGATCCCAATATGGAAGCTTAAAATCTTCCACATAACCAGCTTCCACCGACACTCCCTTCGGCAGACCGGCGCAATCACAACCAATTCCTTTTTTGTCTTCATGATCGTGATAGGGTGTTCCAATCCACGTTTTAGAAATTTCAACCAATGCGTTACGTTCAATTATTATACGATCTTCTTTGTTTATATTCATTATAATGCTACCGTTGGATCGGGTACGAGTGGTTGACCACCGAAGTTTGTTTGATTATTAAAACCGTTAGTACACATATAAAGTGTCTTATTGCAGCCAGCATACATCGTAAAAGTATCTCCCGTCGCCACAGGAAATGGCATTGGAGCATTAAGTAAAATTTGAGTGTTGTTATTCAGGTTTTTAATGTAACCAAAAAGACCCTTATTCTGCCCACTTGTAAAGACAACATAGCCCTGAGTGAAGGTGATAATTCCATTCCACCACGGTGCTGTGTCGGCACCGTTCGCAAGATTTATTTGAAGTGACGAGCTCCCTGACGCTACAGAATTAAATAATTGATAAGCAGCCCGATTTAACGTACAACCAGGACTAAATAATTGAAACCTGCAACTCGTTTGAATTAAGTTTGGAGGTGTAACCAGGTTCAGTTGGTATAACATATCTGCTACTTCAAATTCCGCATGATCACGTGCTAAATCGCCAATTTTAGTAACGGTCCCCAAAAAAGATGTGATAACGCCGCGATTCATTCCGATTGTATAATCCTCGCCAATTCCCCAGTAAAACGTGTAGACAGCTACCGTGGCCGCATCGAAGAGGCCAGAGGCGATAGTTTTCATAAGTGGAAATTCGGTTCCAGGATAAAATACAGTCGGCATCGCATTGGGATCGACACTGACTGTAAGAGACATCGTATTTGCTTTAGGAGTATAGGAAGATTCATATTGAATCGCGCCCCTTTGCCATATTCCATATTTTGATGGGTAATATATTCCTGAAGCTGTCGAAAACCCAAACGGGAATCCACCAAACGGACCAGAACCAAATCCAATGCCGGTCGTACTAACCGGGATCTGAGCAGTTGTCGCCGGTATAACCTCACCGTTGGCTAATACGATAGCAAAGCAATCTGCTTTATTAACTGCCGTCGCGTTTTGTAACCATGTAATTAAAGAAGCTGGAAGATTCTTCATTTAAATCCTAATTAGCCAAAATAGGTAACACTTGTAAGGTGGAGGTGGTAAATCCCTGTGGGTCGTTTTTTAGAATTAGTGCGCCTGATGTTCCATTCGTCGAACAACGAAGAGTGAAGGTTATATTAGCTCCAGCCGAATAAGTTACAGTGGAAAAACCTCCACCACCGCCGTTTTGGGTACCAACTGTGGTTGTACTCAAATTAGATGTGTGCGATAGTGCAAAATTATTAGTTCCGTCAGATACTGCGCAACTAACCTGTTGAAACGAAGCATTGTTAACTTCCACCGGCATCCAGTATCTAACATCAGCACGATATGGCCCCCCAGTGCCTGGAAATGTAACTCCGACACTAAGGATCGTTGTCGTACCGCTAATCGTCACGTTACTGGCAAGAGTTGCGGAGGCTAGTGTGGGTGTATAACCAGCTCCTGTATTCGTCACTGTTTGATTGGGCCAAGTTCCTGTGACAGAAATTCCAGTTCCCGCTACCAAACCTGGGCTCGCTGTTCCCGTGCCACCGTTGGCTACGGATACGGGCGTCGACAATGCCACCGTTTGGTTTGGAAACGATCCTGAGACTCCGATACCAGTTCCCGCAACTAATGACGGAGACGCTGTGCCGGTTCCACCGTTTGCCACAGAAACTGGCGTAGAGAGTGCCACCGTTTGGTTTGGAAACGATCCGCTTAGCGATATTCCGGTTCCCGCCACCAAGGAAGGCGTCGCTGTGCCGGTTCCACCATTTGCCACAGAAACTGGCGTAGAGAGCGCCACCGTTTGGTTCGGAAACAATCCTGAGACCACGATTCCCGTTCCACCAACCAAACTTGGAGACGCTGTGCCCGTGCCGCCATTCGCCACGGATACAGGAGTAGATAAAGAAACGGTCTGATTTGGAAACGATCCGCTTACGCCGATTCCAGTGCCAGCCACCAGAGCCGGAGATGCTGTTCCGGTCCCACCGTAAGCAACGGCAAGAGGTGAAGAAAGAGTTAGAGACGTAAAAGAAGGCGATGCGACCACCGCAACCGTCTGCGTCGGCCACGATCCCGTTACGGAGATATTCGAACCGGCGACAATCCCGCCACTACTTCCGCCAGCAGTACCGCGAGAAAGCTCAATCCATATAGAACCCTTAAGAAGTAATTCAAGACTAAATGCCGTCGAGCAATTAAACGTGCCGTTAAGCGAAAGATTCGTGCCACTACTTAGAGTTGTATTCGTGTCGCCACACAGAAAGTGGATTACTTGCCCTTGAAAGCCGCCCGTAAAATTCGTGATCGCCGTAGCACCTGTATTCGCTGTAACCCAATTTGAATAATTTGCAACCGATGGCGTCGGCGAATTGACAGTCAGTGTAGAAAATCCGCCGATAAGCGTATCCAACAGATTGTTGAAGTTATATTGCAGACACGCTCCCCAATTCGTCGTCGCCTGGAGAACCGGAACTTCAAACCCTACGTTCGTGGAACTGGTACACGTCTGTTGTGCTGACGCGCGCCCCGCACCGAATAAGAGCGCTAAAATAAAAATGAACATAAATTTCTTCATTATTATCCTCATAGCAGAATAGACCTGAAAGTAACCTTGGAAATACTCCATAACTGATAAAGGGATTGTTCGGTTCCGTCCCAAGAATCAGTATTAAACCTGCAACGCTGATAGAACGTAAAATCAGCGGTGATTGGTTGTGCTGCCGGTGGCGCCCCGGCAAAAGTTATAAGACCGTTAGGAAAAGATTGATCTGTCGTCGTCTGATTATAACCACTAGGGGAAGACCAACGTTCTAATTGCGCGCCCCAAGATTGAACGGTGACAGCCGAAGAAGCAGGTGGCTGTCTAATCATTCCAGTCATAATAGAATTTGGGAAACTATCTGTTGTCATTGTCACACTAAACCGCGACCATATACCAGAAAGATTACATACGACTACGGATGATTGCGCAAATAAATCCCCTATCTGTATTTCAACGTTTGCTGTTCCGGATGCCACTCGAAGCCAAATTGAAAACGTATACGTGGTATTCGATTCACTTGAAGTTGATTGGTAAATATAAGATGTCTGTGAACCACTTGTAGAAGGAAAAGAAATTGTAGCTGCGGTTGTAGTTCCATTTGGAGCTACGGCCGCATTATTTGTAACAACCGGATTAGAAGATGAACCTGTATTTCCAAGAATCCATACAGCAGGATTATCAAAAACTTCCGAATAAAGAAAAAGATTTTCTACTCCAAGATTCCATTGTTGTCCGGATGTTTGCGGCGCTTGGGGTATCGAGATACCGTTAATATAAACATTTGATGGGAATCCAAACTGAATTAAATCTTGCATCCCATAACTGGTATTACGGACAAGTTGAAATTGACGATTTGAGCCGTCGCCGTAACCCAGAAGCTGACCGATACAACTTGAATCGTAAGGATCCTGGTATAGCCAGCTATTTGCCGCTCCTTGCATTTTTCCAAAAAATCCGACCAACTTCTGTATCGCCGAACTCGTTTGTGATGCCGTCCAATCGCCTTTAGCGTAAGGAATATCGACTTCATACATCCAAATCGGGAATTGCATTAGAGCAATACGGACTTCACCGCGCTCGTCGGATGGTGTTTGAACGAGCGATTTATAGACAGGATATTTTTTCACGGGAAAGGCAAGTGCCCAATTCCCTGGATCCTGTGAAGGGAAGATTATATTGCTCATGCTGCGTTCCTCTTTCTCATTTCTGTCATAACCAAGGAAGTCACCAGTTCTCCATGTTCCCTTAAAGCATCTTGCATGCCGCGCGTAGAAATCGCATTAACAGTGGGTGCGTAGTGAATATTGACCGATGGACCACCGTTTCCATTTGTTGCTGCCGTTTGAATAAAATTAGCCACCTTAGGCGGTAAAACCATTTCACCAGCGTGAACAACGGCCGGCACAGCGTTTCCACTAACTCCCGGAACAATTCCCCCTTTATCGAAAGCGAGGGCTGCGGCAAAGACGATCGGTGCCACAATCAAGTCCAGTGGGAATGGAACGGAAGTCATTGCCTTGGCGGCGGCAGTTCTAGCTGCACTAAATTTCATTTCCACATCGTCTGCTAAAGATTGGGCCTTTTGTTGTTTACTGAGCGTGGTAGAAATTACATATTTCTTGATCTCGGCTCCGATCCATGCTTCAGCCATCTTCATAACGGAAGTTATGAAAGAAGTGGCAAGAGACGTCCAAGCCTGTTGCATCGTGCGGGCAAAAGACTGTCCATGTTCAAGCATTTTTATAAAGCCAGAATTAAAACTATCTACGCCCTGGGTAAGGGCATCTTTCATGGCATCCTGAATACCCTTCCAACTAATAATCATATCCTTTGAATTTCGGTCCATCTGGACTGCTAGTTTTTCCAAATCTAGCCTTAGACTTGTTATTGTCGCCTGATACTTCTTAACGTCGGCTTCATCCTGCTCACCCAAGAATGGCTTGTTCTCAATTGCCTGCATCTTTGAGGTCAGATCCTGAATTGTTTGAGAGATCTGCGCCATCGCCTCTTGCGTTTTTTCCATGCGGTCATACTCGGCAAATGGACCCTTACCTCGATCTCCAGAACGGGAGATAGCCATAGCCTGTGCTTCTTGTCGCTTCGCTTCGGCAATATTATTGTCAGTTTGCTGTTTGGCATCGCGATCTTGGATCGCCATGCGTTCACGCTCACCACGCATAAATACAGCGTCGATTTCCTTCGAGGCTTTTTCTGATTGTGCAGCCAGATCAGCATAATATTTCTGCCAATTAGTTCCCATCGAAGGATGTTCGTGATTCATCTTTTCAATGGCATTACGATAAAATGTCGTTAAGCGTTCTGTGCTGTTCTTGTACTGATCTGCCGCACCTTTTGTCGTATAGGCTTCCGCTACCTTCGGCTCTTGTCCCAACTCAATGCGCATTGCCTGGATACCTAGGGTGGTTTGGCTAATCATATCCAGTGCTGGCTGAAACTTTGCGCGTACTTGATCCGGAGTCCAACCGCCGGACAGAACATTACCAGGTCCGGGTGCTAATATTTTTGTTTGTCTAGCAATCTCGTCATCATAATTTTTCTTTTGTGCAGACGCCACATTACCGAGATCCTTTAACTTCTGATTAGCTACTTCTCTCGCCGATGTGACTGCTTTTTGATCAGCATCAAGTTGTTGCTTTGAAACATTTTGCTCCTTATCCAAAATCTGCTGTGCTTCTGCTTCTCGAAACTTATTCATTGCTTCGAGTGCGTCTTGAACCGGTCCTTTGAGAGCAGTAGTAAATTGATTTGTATTTGCTGCACCGCTCCAAAATTGCTGCCAGTAACCGATATTCTTTTGTTCAAGAAGTTTTCCAAGTTCATCAATACTTTTGGCAATTTCATCATTCATCTGCATGATTTTGAGACGTGCCTCATCGGCAGCCTCGGCTGGACCATTCATGCTTGGAAGTTTATAGAGTTTGTCGGTTTCCTCTGCGAGTTTTGTTTCCTCTTCGTAAACTTGAGCCGTCTGTTTTACGGCATTTTCTGCCCAGTTGCCATACTCATAGCTGAGTTGCTGTACGGCATCCTTCATCTTTGAAATTTTCTCGATAGCTTGGGCGATAATCTGAATAAAGGCAACGATAGCAAATACGGCAAATGCGCTGGCAAGTATTGGCGCCAAGCTATCGGAGATAGCACCAAGGCGGGCAAAGGCAAAACCTAACTGTCCAACACCAGCTTCATAAGCAGCGATACGACCGCTGGAATAAGCAAATGCGCGTGTCAACGATCCGATCTTAGTTTCGGCGTCGGCAGCACCGGCCGCGGCTTCGGTTTCCTCCGCAATGCCAAGTTCACGCATGGCGATAGCTACGTCGTCGGCAGAAAATCCCTGATTTCTTAGTGCCGACGCGAGATCATTAGAAGCAATACCACTATCCAGAAAACTTTTACCCATCCTTGAAGCATTGGTGGATAATTGCGCAGAAGCTGTAGTTGCCGCTTGATTTGCTGCTGTAACATCTCGCGTAGCCGTTGCATTTTTGGCTATGGCTATGCCAGATTGATAGAGCGCGGCTAATTCCTCATCGGTCACCGCTGCGTTTCGTGCTGTAGCGGCCGCGGCATCCGATGTTGCAGCCGCAGCAGCCGATTGAGCTGCCGTTTGAGCTTGGGCAGATTCAGCTACTTGGGCTTGCCCAGCTGCCGCTTCAGATAGCGAAGCCTTATATTCTGCCATTGAGGCTGTTAACTGTTTTTGGATAAGTGCTTGAGCGGAAAGTTCTGCAGAATACTGTTTGACGAGCGATGCTCCGACCTCTTCGGCACCGCCAGCCTCAATAATCATCGACTCCGTTTCTTTAAGACCGGCGCTGACTTGGGCAAGAGCGGTTTTTAAGTTTAAAACTTCGGTTGCGTGCGCCTTTACCTGCGGAGATGCAGATGTAAACGCACTAGCCGCAGATATAGCTCCGGCCGCCATATCTTTTGCCGAAGCATTATTTTTCATAAACGCTTCGGTCATACTGTTGATGCCGCCAGTGATTGATTTGGCGGCATCAACTAGTTTCCCGGTCTGCCCAGTATCAACCTCAATACCAATTCGAATTGGATTATTGCTGCTCATTTACCTTTGTTGGATCCAATGCATTCTTCTTGGCGCGCTCAATTGCCGCCTGTACGTGTGGCGGCGCACAGTCGCGATGTTTTGATCTACCGCCAAATTCAGGCATTTGCGCCATCGGATGCTTGCCCATGTTCATTTGAAGTTTTTCGTTTGTTTTTCTTTCTTCCATACGTTCCGCCTTTCTTTCTGGTCCTGAATATCCACAAAATCCTCGGAGCAAAAGGTGCTGTGGTGGAAACTCCATCCAGTATTCCAGTAGTTCTATAACGACCGGAAAGTCTTCTCGTCCTACTTGCTCCGATGTCCAGTGAAGCTCTGTCATAAGGCGACAGCGAACTAATTTAAAGTCGAATTCGCCGTCGCCTGATCTTCCCCCGGCTTGCTCGGAAATCCGCTCATTTCCATAAAATCGGTAAATAATTTTTGGATGAAAACCATGTCGAGCTCTTTAGTAAGCTTTTCTGGCGTCCATTCTTCTTTGCCAATAGCTTTATTGAGCGATAAGCACACATAACGGAACGTGCGCGCCGCCCACTCTTCGTTGCCTGGTGCAGGCTCACGACCCACCATTTCTTTGCTCTCTTTAATAAATTCTTCGGCTTGATCAAAAGAAAGAGGAGAGATATTCAACGTACAACCATCCATCGTTACAGAACGAATTCTTGGCATAGGTGACCTTTGATTGGATTTTGACGCCGGCATCACTGTGGTGCCGCACTACTGAAGAAACTGAGGATTTTGGCGGGCACTCGATACGGCGATTGAGTGCCCGCGCTAAGGGAGAAGCCAGAAAATGGCTGAGCCTAAACTAGACGAATGCTTTCTACTGTCAAGTAGTTTCTGTATGCGCTTCCGGACTCATACCCTTCGGAAAAAGAATGGCTCCATCCACATGACGATGAGGAGGAAACTCGTCTATCAGCATTTCGAGCTTATCGATAAAACGAACAACCTTGGTATAAAATTTCAAGGCTGCGAAACCGAATCCCAGGATCGTCAGAAGATTGCCTAGGGTAATGGTTCCGTCCCATTTGAACCACGCTGGATTAACCATTTTTCTGACCCTTACGTTAATTAGTCTTCGTAGAATTCTCCGATGTAGCCAGCAGAATTTGCGAACGCCTGACCTTCCAAATCGGAGATTTCATAATCCGCGCGCTTCAAGGGAGCCGTAAGCTTTCCACACTTGCAAGCATAGAGATCGAGATAGTTCGGAATGCCCGCGGTCAATTCCTGGTACGGCTGCGAAAGCACCATTTCGAACGTTGGACCCCAGCCCTGAACGTGGTTCTGAACGACGAGAACGCGGCCGCTGGCAATGCCATAGCGATAGGAAATCAACACGCTCTGGTTATTGTCGCCAACGTTGAACCCATAGACACCGGCAGATACGTTGTACTGCCCCGCGGACGGAGGACCTGTTACCTTCTGGAAGTTCTGGAGGGTCGAGCCGTAGGTCACACCCATATCTTGGGTGAATGTCGCTGAGTGTGTAACCGTGTAAGACACGGAGTTGAGCGTTGTTTGTTCCTGAACCTGAGGAACGCCCGAACCTGGTCCGCCCGAGTTGTGCGAACCGGTTGAAATGTTGTCGCCGAAATAGATGTTGTTCCAAACGTCAATCGAAAAGCGTCCGTAGCCGGCTTTCCAGGTGATCTTCTTATCGGAAATAGCCGTGTCGTCCGGGAACTGGTTCTGACCGCGCAATTCCTTAATCGTCGCGTCAATCGTGATATCCACGTCCTGCAACGTCGCAAACCATTCTGGCGTTCCCGTATATACGCCGCCAGAGAAACCCACAGGGAGGGCAAAAAGCTGCCCTGAACCAAACATTATGCGCATGCCGATACCTCCAAAAGCATCAAAACGACGTTACGAACCAAAACGAACCAATGCTAGGGAAATTTTGTCCAGATTCCTACCAGCCTGCCATCTCGCCCGTGACTACATGCCCTAGCTCTGCGCTTAAGGGCGGGTCTAGGAAGTATCAGCTTCCGTTAGGAGGGGCGCCGATCCCGGGACAAGACCAAGCACCCGTTGCTGGAAGAAATTAAACGCCAGTTTCTACGGCAATCCTCCATGCCACCACGATGTTTTCGTCATCAATCTCACGTCCCCACTCAGAACCGCCCTCGAGACTTACTTTGGTTACGAGGCCACCTAGGGTTTGCGCCTGGCCTCTTTGTAGAATTTGCCCATTAATCGTGCTTTGTAATACCACGTCGATCGCGTCGGCAACATAATTGATGGTTGTTTCGGCGGTAGTATTGTCCTGCTGTTCCGATGCGAGATCCGCACGTAGATATAGCCAGAGGTTATAGTGGATTATGTATTTTGTCAGACCCAGTGCGCTCTGTGAAAATTCTTCCGTTGCAGGACCGCCCTTAAATAGGCATAGCCATGGAATTTGAGCGGTTGGAACTTCGGTCCATATCTTTGGAACTCTAGTTATCGTGTTACAGAGCTGAGCCAATTGCGGGTTATTGGTCAACAATTGAAAGAGCGCAGTAGAAATCTGTTCTCGGGATACGTTCATTCTTGGATCACCTTGTTGACGCTAGCTTCCAATTCAGTCTTTATCTTCGGGAAATTCTCTTCTTCGGATGGCGACATAAATGGTCGCTTAATTACTGGAGGGTGATGAACCATTTGCGCGTACACGAGCTTTCCGTCAACGAGAAATTGCAGAGCTCTCTTCTTCACAGGAACAACATCAAATGCGCGCGTACCGCCGTATTCATGGTAACGACCATAGAATGAGTTGTTGGTTCCCGCGGCTGTCACCGTGCCTATAATTTTTGGTCCGGCAACCTCTGTTGGTAATGGACGCACGCTGTTTTTTAGATTACTGGTTTGTGTTTTTAAGACCTGCCCGGAAAGCTTTTCCTCGCGTACATATGTCGCGAGTTGTCCCATTAAACCTTCAAGTTTTGTGAAGATAACTGATACGATACGCGGTCCCTTATTACGCATCGTTTCAATGAATTGAGGATTAGATTTAAACGTAATCGTAATCATTAAAGTGTTCGAGCATACGATTCAACGACGGTTTGGACTTCCGGCGGTATAGACCAGTTCTGGTAACGCGTCGATCCGGCGCCGCCTGACATGGAACGCGTAGCTTCATCCTGATACTTTCTGCGTTTGTAATTCTGCAACACTACAACATTCGCTGCCGTTTGAATGTCGAGCGGCGTTACGTCATAGCCAGCAGAATATTGCACATTGATATTTTGAACGCCGCGCCAGAATCTGAGCCCGGATCCTAAAGCTGAAAATGGACCGGAAGGCCAACCCCAGGTTCCGTACGTTCCCCATCCAGTTAAACTTGAACGCAGAGAAATGCTTTTTCCGGTGCCGTCGACTACCCATCCCTGTACGGCATATCCGCTGGATTGTTGCACGGCAATTCCGTTGATATTAACGGCGGTAACCGATCGGATCGGCCGGTTATTTAGAAATAGACGGTAAGTTCCTTTGCCGTCATACGTTTCATTGAAGTCGCAGATTGAATTAAATGGCGATTGCGTGAGGTCTCCGTTTTGATCACCATAACCAGTGAGCCATAGAAACATGGAACCCCACGCGGTTATGCATTGCTGGATTACGTCATCATCGTTAATACTGGACGCAGATATTCCGGCCCAATTCTTAAAAATCGCAATCGACGTAAGGTCCAGCTTTGAAACTGTCATTAGTAAACGTCTCCCGCCAACACGGCAGATGCAGGCATGTCACCAATGTATTCATACGTTCCCATGTGGGTCGTCCGCATGAACGGCATTAGATATGCCTTATAACCCATCGCGCAACAGTCATGAATAAACCAATAATCTTCCGAGTCGTATTCACGCGTTTCTGGATTAATACCGCACTTAAAGAAATCCCAAATTGGACCTGGCAGAGAATTCGGATCACACCGAGGCTCATACCAGCGATCACTATAAACTTCTTTAAACTTCAAGAAGACCTCTCGCTTCACCATTAAAATACCGGTTCCTAAATGACGAACCTGTTCCGGTTTCGCAAGATCAGCAATCGCAGTTTTTCCAGGAAGATAATTGACAACAAAACTGCCACCAATTCGCTTCAATTCTTCTGCGCTATATTCACGGCTTCCGGGACGGCGGATAGCGCGCTGAATTCGATCCCACCTAATTTCCTTTCTGACGCAGGGAGCTCCGATGATATCGAGATCGGATTCAAGCATTGCAATAATATCCTCGGGCTCAAAACCAATATCGGCGTCGATGAATATAGCGTGGGTATATGGTTTTTTTTGACTGTCGAATCCCTGTTTCAAATAAGCATCAGCCAGACGATTACGAGCCCGCGAAATCAACGATTCGTTGTATATACTCTGATAGCCCATTTCAATTGGGGGTTCACCGAGAGAACGCATTTTCTCGGAAAGATCGCGGATCAAATTGGTCAAACGAACAAAAGAATTGTGGTAATTGGAAGTAAGATTTCCCCCATACATCGGGGTTAAAACACAAAGCGATTTACCTTTAATTGACAATTGGGAGCCTCGAAAGGTCTTTTATCAAAAAATTCGAACCAATGCTAAGACATTCATGTATTATTCTCTTATGGAACCAAAAACCGTTGTAGCCCACAATGCACAGCTAACCGGGTCGTTTACGGAATTTCCGAATACAACAATCAAACAATCCGCAGGTTGGAAGGAACTGTCTTACGAAGATATGGAGAGTGCCGTTGAATACTTTGAACTTCGTGGATGGATTTCCAAAGATCAGGCTGGCATAATTCGTTCTCGTATAGCCAGGAAGCTGTAGGGAAATTGTCTCCTAAAGTCGCCTGGAAAAAGGTCTAAACCGTGAGCCACCAAAAATTCTGCACCGACTGCAATAAGTGGGTTGTTTTGAAGACAATCCAATCCTGGTCAATTCACATTACGAAGTCTTCCCATTTGCGAGCGGTAAAGATACGCTTGGGTCTAGTAAAATCAAGGAAGGAAAGTTCTTCCAAACCTCAGAAATACCGCCATCCTTAAATTGCATTCTCATTTCGTCTGTTGGGTTTGCCGGTAATTCCTCAAGATAGAAGTGTGGATTATCTTTTATGTGACACCACTTCGCACCTTCGGCAAGTCCGCACGATGGCGCCGTGGCAAGAAGTTTCTGCCAAGCCGGATGGCTTAAATTCCAGTCCGGCTGACCCGGCATAATATCTTCCGGAACAAGGTCGACAGCATACCCAAAGTTGTGCGCCGAATAACCTCCCGGCGTGTTTGTTACGATCTCTCCCGGTTTCGTTCTTCCTTGAGCATAGAGATTGTCTTCCTGAGCCCAGGTTCTCATTCCTGCGGTTACTTGGAGCGATAGACTAGGAAGCAATTGATCAAGTTGTATGATGCGTCGCGCAAGTTCTGGATGTATTTCTTTAAGTCTAGCCTGGGATGTTGCTGTAAACATTATCGAGACCCCGCACGAACATTATTCGGAATTACATAGATACCGTCGTTCAAGGCGACCGGAATGGTCCATATCCAAATGATATGACGGTATGATTTATCGGGGGCGTAATGCCATAAAAGGTGGTTTAGCGTTACAGTTCCCATTGTGTATCCTGCGGCCGTACCCCATACTCCGATCGTATTCGGATGTTGACCGATGAAGGGTGCCGTTTCTATACAAGATGGACAATTTATTTCTGCAAAACGCGTACTCGCTGCATCGGCAGAAAACGCGGCTGCAAGGATCACATCGGATGCGAGTAATTCTTTATGGGAATTAATATAATGCCACGCTTTTCCAAGCGGATTAGCGGTTGCCGCGCCACAAAATATCGATAGACAGATTAATAGAATTAACGTCTTCATTATTCCTCCCCAAAAAAATAAGAGCGCCTTTCCCAGGCGCTCTTATTTAGTGAAAAATTTCGCACAACCACCGGATCCACCACGGCCAATTACTGCACGGTGGCGGTTGGATTGGTGGGGGTGTTGGGGTTGGAGGGAAAGCTAGACGGGATCGCCACCGTCGCTACGTTGCTTGGTCCACTCGTATTACCAATCGAGTCGACAGTATAAACAACATAGCTGTAGGTGGTGCTTACTGATAGTCCAGCAGCCGGATCGAGGAAGCTTGTTCCCAATACAAGTGAAGAATTCGCTTTCGTCCAAGTGCCAGAGCTCGTCACACACGTTCCCGTACAACGATAAACATTGTAGCCAGCAATAGGATTAACATCCGAACCCTGAGAGGCCGCAGTCCATGATGCCAAAACACCATGTTGTGATGCTCCAGGTGCCTGTGCCATCGCCGGCACAGCGGAGACAATCAAAAACAACAAAATAGGAAATAATTTCTTAACCATCGTTTTCTCCTTTTTATTCAAGAGCCGGATCGTTCCCAGCGCTCCGGCTCCCGATTCGTGCGACCCTTCATTGACACACGAAATCAATGAGTTTCGTGATGAACAACCGCTTTTAGATCCATTTTGGGATGACGAAGTGGTTGTGTGATTGTTTGCACCGGCTTGTGAAATATATGTTGCACGCCATGCTTAATCCCAACGACACCAGCATGTGCACCATAAATTAATAAACCGGCGAGTGCTATTCCGAGAATTACTTGTGGATCTGCGCTTTCCATGTTTATGCCGCCTTTAGAGCTTGAAGATCAGCCTGTAGGGTTTGGAGATCGAATCCGAAAATTGGGGTCTTCTGTGCTGCTGTCA